CCGTCACCTCAAACTCAATACGATTCTCGTTGATCGCGTCCAAAATCTCTTGCTGAGTGACTTTTTCTTGATTGAACAGCTCATCCAAACCAAGTTCATTGATTTCCATGTCCTTCACGCCGTTCTTCTTGAAAAACGCACGCGCTTGCTCACCCCGGAGCTCTTTCTGCTCGAGATTCAGGGCAAGCTCCTCCGCTTGGCTGTAAAAACCGAACCTGTCTGTCTGGGCTTGCTTGATGGTTCTTCGAATAATTCCCATTTCAAAAAATCTCTACGTTTTCGAGGCTGAGCGCCCCTCCCGAAGTCTTTTCTGGGGGTTCTGCCTCAAAAAAGGGACTCAAACCAGCCTCGATTCGTTTGATAGCGTGACTTTTTGCTTTTTGGATAATGCTTTGAGGAATAGGATCGACACCGACACGCAAATTTTGCAATGCGATGCGCTCTTCTTTTGACAGGGTCGGAACCATGGACGGTATTTCGATTTCTCTACCGCCGATTACAACGCCAACCGAAAGCTCAGTCATCGTTTTGCCGCTATGCTTATTGATGATCGGCCCAATGAAACCTGTTTCGGACTTCAAAGATCCGTCTTGACGATAAGCGTCAGAATTCGAAACTTCTCCGCCCTCAGCATAGTCGGTGCCCAAAGTTTCATTCATGTATTTGATCAATTGGTCTATTTTTTCCGGCGTGTATTCCTCGTACAGCTTGGGATTCATCATCAAAGAGCCTCGCTGAGACTGGTAGTCCAGAGGTTTGCCGGAAACATCGATGATCTGGCTCAATTCTTCGAATATGGAGGGAAACATGACCTCAGGCGGCACTGATTCGACCAGACCGCCAAAGTATTCTTCGCCTTTTTTTGCCGGTATAACCGTGTCATAGCTCATGTGGTAAGGCTCCTCAAACACATCGACCTCGGGATCGGCGCGAAACATGCTCATACCGGCACCGCTGGGCGGTATATCTACCAAATCAGGCCGGGTAAACGTCTCGACCACGTCGTCATACCGCGGGAACCCCACGTTTTGCCAACGCTTCTTCTTCATCTCATCCAGAATGCGTATCCGTAACGCACCAGAGCCCTCCCTCGAGAAGTTCCCTCTGCCAAGAATCTGATCGAAAACGTCCTCGTCCTCCAAACCAACCCATTCAGGGATGCCTTTGACCTTGCCGAAGCCCTCGCGAATGGTTTTGTCGAACGCCCGTAGCTCGCGCTTGGGAATACCGATCGCTGGTATCTGAGCAATCATCGCGGTCAAAGCCGGCGTTGAAAAGTCAATCGACTCCATGCCCAAAGCAGAGTAAATCCCGATCGGCTCCCTGCCAGTCTCTTCCGCGGCCATGCGAATGTTGCCCTGTTTTTTCGCAGCAATGCCGCGCATGGAAGCCCAGCCCTTGCCTGTGCCCGGACTGTCCGCGGAAAACCCTATGCCGCCCTCGGCGAAGATTTCTCGATCGAGCGGGACTCCACGGATCGAACCGATGCCAGCTCCGACGTAAGGCTGGTCAGTGGGATTAGCCATGCGGATCGATCGATCGCCGACGACCGGAACTCCGACCTTGCCGAGCAAGTCCTCAGGGGTAATTATTTTGCGCTCTGTCTCGGGAACACGCTCGACTTCAGACTCCAATCGCATCAACTCGCGCCTGAAAACGGCCGGCGGCCCTTTTTCAATGCTACGAACGTAGGCGTTGGCGCGATCGCGTATCAGCTTCTCAGTAACTGGCTTTCCAGTAGCCTCGTCGAAAGTACCTATCGCTGGGTGTTCCGCAATAAACTGATCTCGAAGCATGGGCAGAGCCTGCTTCTTCGAAAGCTGCGCTTGCTTTTTGGCCTCTTTCTTAATCTGTTTGAGCAGGAGGCTCATCAGGCCGCTTCCTGCTTTGACTCAAAGCTCGATTTCAAAAGCTCAAGCCACTGATCTAGATCCACTACCGCTGTCGCCGAGTTGTTTCGCGCTAAATTTGGGTTGATAGCGTACAGAGGCAAACAAACCCGTATCGGTTTGTTATTGAACTTGTAGATCAAAACCGGCGTGTTGTCTCCGCAGGCGTCACAAACCTGTGTCCACCAAGCGGAGTGCCACCACCATCCAGATTTGTACGCCTTGCACTCGATCGAATGACCGGGCACCTCGATGTCGCAGAGGTTATTCGTCTGATATTGATCCAAATTACGCTTGCAAGAAAAACCAAGGTCGTGCTGATCGGCAAATGCATTGATGCGTTTGACGATATCACGCTCGAAAGTTGCTCCCTTGGTTCTCGAATCAGCCATGGCGCGATCATATGGCGTGTGTTATGAATTGTCACGAGCCGTTATTCTCTCCAGTGGCGGCTCCCTCGGGACTCCTATGCCGCCCTCCTCGGCAAATATCACCTCCGTCCGTTGCCGGGCGTAGGAGTCCCATCTTTTTCGGGCTCAAGGGGAGGTAATCATTTCCGATCGTAATTTTTTGGTGATTGAATCCGCCAAACTCAGCTATAGCGATGCAGCAGCCGCAGTGTCGCTGTAGGGGGGGTGCCCGTGGCCTCCCCACACGCGATTTCGCGGTCGTTTTCGAAAACCATAGAGACCCATTGATTCGCACAGATCGTCGCTTAGATCGAAATTCTGGGGCTCGACCGACAGATTTACAGGCCCGGCACGCCCAGTCAGCACCCAGAGTGACCGTTGTGCTCACAGGGTGCCGCACGGCTGCCTGAAAACCATGGCAAAATCTATCGTAACGCGCTGATTTTTTTATCAAACCTATTATTTTTTGATTTTCGGCAAGTTTTTTTTCGAGAAAGAGGCGGAGCCCTCTTACTCTGTCAAATACTCCGTATTTGCCCCGGAGGCTGCCTAGTGGTCTTTGGGGTCGTAGTCGTCTTTGACGCCTAGCAATTCACTGATGCGGTGCTTGATGTCTTCCTTCGTCATGCGATCGATATTGGCGTTGATGTTCAAGTTCTGCGATCGATGCACGGTCAAGCCAGCGAGTTGATTGAGCTCCTTCACCGCACTGACCGCGGCATTGTAAGCTCCGCTTTCGAACGAAGTCTCTGCGATCTTCCAGAGCATCGACCCGGTCTTCTCTGGTGTGATCGCGTATTTCTCACGCAGTTCGTCCTGCTTGATGCGTATCGCTCGAGTGACATGCGGTTGGCTTTTACCATCCAGCATCTTCGATGCGGCCGCGGCTGGAAACGAGAACCCTGCTCTTCGAGCGGCCTCGGTCTGTCCGCAAGCTCCCTCGGTGTAATGCCAGACGAACGCCGCTTGCATCTCAGTCAGCCCCATCTCTTCGTCTGATTCGAACAAGGCTGGTGGGTTAACTAACTTCGTTGTCGGCTTCCTTGGCCTGCCTCGCTTCGGCTTGTCTTCGCTCATTCGTTCACGTTCTCCGAACTANTCACGNTTGCTCACAACCGCNGAGTNTAAAAGTTTGCACAGGGTACAGTGTAGGGTATAGCTCGCCTCCATTAATGGCCTNAAATACAAGGCTTATAAACTTTCATATTTATAAATTTATAAATACTTTTTACAAAGTTTATAAGTACCTTACCCTACCTACTACTCTTACAAACAACATATATATCAAACACTTACAAAGAGTGGGGGCAGGGTACAGTGTAGAGCTTTCGCAAATCTGAATTTATAACGACATTTTTGGTGTCTTGTTATAAGCAAGTGCGCATTGCTATACATTGGCTCGCGACACCGAAATGCCACCCTACCTCACCCTGATGCCACCCTGCTAGAAATCCTCTTCCCGGTACGAAATACGCTTGATGTTAGCGTCTCGACCGTCCTCAACGGGCTCCCAGTTCAAATCATATATCTTGCGACCGTTACTGTATCTCGGTTTGATCCCGTGGTCTGCCAGCACGCGAGCGGCTTCCTTAAAGTCCGGCATCCGCGGATTTGCTATGCCCAGATCGCGCAGTAACTGAGTGATCTGAACGGGCTCAGTGAGCTGGCTGTCGAAACGCACCTGCTGCAGGATCATGTCTTCAACAGCACTCTGCGTGCGTGACATCTCGTTGCTGTCCTGCAGCAAAGCTCGCTCGTCGCTCTCCAAAAACCAGTGGGCTCCAGTATCGAGCAGCGTCTCTTTGACCTCGGCCCAGACCTGCTGCATGTCGAGATTGTGGCGGTAGTTGATGTCGTTGACCCGCACCACCCAGAACCTTCGGTTACCTGTCGAATCAACCAAGAACTCGCGTTCGTTGACGCTGCCATAGAACGCCGTTCGTCTCTGGTAACGGCTGAAAGATCGATCGTATGGCAGACGCAGCTCGTCCGTTGACTTCGTCAGAAACGCCTTGAGCTGGTCAATGTCCGCACGTTTGAATGTGCTGCCCAGCTCTCCGAGCTCGCAGATCCAATGGCTCACACATTGCTTCACGCTGTCTTTGTCGCTTGGGTTCAGCGTCGCACCCTCGAGCAGCCACTCGGGATCTGGCGCCAATGTTTTCATCCACCGGGTCTTGCCCAGAGCCTGCTTCCCTACGAACACCAGTATGCCCTCGAGGTTGGCACCCTGATCGCGGCACGCTGCAGCGACGCAACCCAACAACCACTTAGTCATCAATATCTCTTTGAGGCGATTGTCCTCGGCGTCGATCGTATCGAGCAGCTTCTGTAGCCGCGGCTGCTTGTCCCACGGCCGGCTTTCGATCCACTCTTTGACTGGATTGTATTCACGAGCTAACAGCTTGAGATCGAACCTGAGGCGGTCGTGAGGCACGCCGAGCTGTATGCACCGATCTTCGATCTCAGTGATGGCTGCGTCCTCCTCAAGGTCTTTGATGAACCTCGTGTTCGGGATCGTAATGTCCATGCGCTTTTTGATGGTGTTGTAGGCAACATCGATGTGGTTCACGATCAGTACACCGCGGCGGTTTTCCTTNGTGTTCATGATCTTGCCAGTGCCATCCTTACCACCGCGACTGAAGTCGAACTCGGCAGGTACGTTGACCTCGTTCATCACCGGCATGAGCTCGCCTTCAACAGCCTGAGCGGCGTCGTTGTAGTCGCCAATGTCCTCTGGCATCAAAACCTTTGCCTGACCGCCCTGAGTGCGAATCGCCTGCGCGGCCCTGACCGCGTACTTCTCTCCCGTTTTTGACTCGTCAAAATCCGCGATGAAGACGTGCTCAGCAGTGTTGAAATATTCGAAAATGATCTCTGCGACGACTGGCAGGTTTCCCGCACTATGAGCGACAATCACGGGCTGGCCCATGTTTTTGAAATAACTCGCCGCTGTCGCGTATCCCTCGGCGTAGTTGACGACTGGGGAGTCGGCCAAGAGCTCTTTGCCTATGATGAAAAAGCCACCGCCGGATTTGCCTCCGCGCAAAAACTTTTTACCACCATCGTCATCAATAAACTGCAGGGTTTGTATGTGCAGGTTCGCGTTGTACAACGGCATGACCAATTGATTATCCCGCTGCCGTAATCCGTAATTTGCGACGCCTTTACGCTCAAGGTACGGGTGACTGATCACCTCTATCGACTTGTCCCAGATCGTATTGGCGCGTTTCGCAGCCTTTGAATATTCGATCTCCTGAGCTTCCCGGTACTGCTGCCGCTGACGCTCAAGCTTCGCCTTTTCTTCCTCCGTTTGTGGGTACTTTTCCGAATTATCGGACTGCCACTTAGCCAAAGGCTCGGTCGTGCTATGCCGGTAATCCCCGCAACGACCGAAGGGCCTGTCTTGATCAAACCAACATTGATACCAGCCAACGAGCTTGCGCTGGTTGTCTATTCTTATGTAGGCGCGACCTATCTTTCCTCCCTCCACCAGACCACGTTTGGGGTCTGGTTCGAGACCGTTTTCATTGAGAAAAGATAGAAACTCATCACGCAAAGAGCCGCTCAAAGGGCGGCTCATATCTTTTTTGTCCTTGTTTCCTATCTTGAGAGCCATTTTCCACTTTGTTTTGTTGAGAAGGGTGTGTAAAGTACTACAACTTTTTGCACAAACACAAGGAAGGAATCATGGCGCTTACAGTAAACGCTGGTTCTGGTGGCGAGTCGAGCTTTGAGCAAGTGCCACCGGGTTCTTACAAGGCCATTTGTTATCGGCTGGTAGACGCGGGAACCGCGGAGGAAGAATACCAAGGCGAGGTCAACAAACGTCATCGGTTATACATTTTCTGGGAATTACCAGAACTGAAAATGGATGACGACCGGCCAATGAGCATTTTTGCAGGTTACACGCTTTCGTTGAACGAACGTAGCAATTTGCACCGCGACATCTGTGCTTGGCGAAACAAACCGTTCACCGAGGCAGAGAAGGCCGAGTACGACCTCACGTCTTTACTAGGCAAAGGGTGCAAGTTAAACGTCGGAACAACAGCAAACGGAAACGCCAAGGTAACGTCAGTCAACGCAATGCCAACGGCCTTTGATGACAACGAGGAGCTGAGGAATCTGCCTACCAATAACGAACAAGAGGTCTTTGACCTCGAAGAGTATTGCAAAGAGTGGGAAGGCAACCCGACAGAAATAACAAATAAAATGCTGGATATGCTCGAAACATTACCGAACTTTATTCAGTGGCGAGTGCGCGGGTGCGATGAGGTTGGCAAGGAACAGATCGATCCGTGTTTCGAGGTTAGTGCAGCAATAGCACGCTCCAAAAAATCAGCGCCAGTAGAGGGCGGCTTGAAAGACATGGCGCAAAAGTCAACAGACGCCTTCAGTGATTTTGAAGAGGATGTTCCTTTCTAGGGAGACGAGATATGACGACAGATAAAAAAAAGATCCGTACTCGAGTGATAGAGTATTTGGAGAAAAATCCTGACGCCAAGGCGCCTGAAGTTTCGGCGCAGACTGGAGTGAGTCCGAGTTACTGCTACAAAGTAATCGCGGAGCTCTCCGGGGCTACAATTCCAAAACCCAAACCTTCTCGCAAGCGTCCGATCAGGGCCAAGAAAGTCTCAAGTAGTACGAGCGATGGGAGCACGGCGAGTTACTACGAGCTGCCGAAGTTCGCGAAAGAGTTGCAGCATTTGATTTCTCACAAGAACATGAATGCGCAGATCGGGGAAATTTTCCGTGCGTGTTATCGGATGGGAGAGGCTTCGCATAGCGACGAATTACGCGATGCAAAGAAAATTTTATTTTATGCAAAAGCAGAAGTGGCGAGGTTGGAAAAAAATAAACCATGAGACTACGCACCTTGTTTACAGGTAAGACTATGCACGTCCCAATCTTCACGGGTTGGGCTTTGTTCGCAGCGTTCTTTGTGGGCCTTTGTTTCGGCCGGTTGATCTGGGGTTAGTATGGATTTCAAGGTAGGTGTCTACGAAGACTTAGACTATCCGACTTACGCTTCGATACCCGCTTGGCGATCTCACGATCTCACCGAGCTGATCAAGTGCCCGTTTAGTTGGCGGAATAAGCGCGACGTATCGGAGTCTCCGGCGCTGCATGAAGGCCGCGTGCAGCACACAGTTTTTTTGGAGCTCGATAAATTTTTCGATGAGTTCGCGATCGAGCCAGCGGTCGATAAACGAACAAAGGCTGGTAAGGCAGAATACAATGAGTGGCTGGAGACTCTCGGTGATCGCACGCCGTGCAAGCAAGATTTGTACGATGTGTGCATGGAGAGGCGCGAGGTAGTCAAAGATTTCATTCCAACGGATCAGGACAAGGTCGAACTGACGCTCTGCTTCGAGTGGCACGGTCAGCCCTGTAAAGGTAAATTGGATTGGTGGACAGGCACGGACATTTGGGACTTGAAAACGTGCCGGGACGCAAGTCCGTCCGGCTTTCGATCTGCGATCAATAACTTCCGCTACTATCAACAAGCGGCATATTATTTGACGGCCGTCAGAGCTCTAGGAATGCGTGCAGACAGGTTTTACTTCTTAGCACAGGAAAAGGCCCATCCTTATCCATACGGCGTCTACACGCTTAGTGACGAGGCTATAGAGTATGGTATCGCAAAGAATGAGCAGGCGATGGCGATAGGCTTGGATTGCACAAAGCGTGATGAGTGGCTGCCGTTCAATCGAGATCAATACGTTGAGTTTGGTATCGATGAACTCCGCTGAGCAAGAGCGGCAGTGGGCGGAGGACAAAAAGCTTCATGCGGCTCGCTGGGCTTGGCGTAACCGCCGACGGTACACGCCTCGTAGGATTACATGGGAGCGGTGGTTCGAAAAAAAGTTTGGAGAGCCTCTGCAAAAGTACGCCGAGCGAATGATCGAGAAAAAAGATAGAGGTGTCCCTCAAAAAGAATTTGCGGGTGAAAACCGCGAGTAGGCCAAGGAATCCACTCCTGTTGCACTGTTCCCGTCCAGTGGGCCGATCGGCGGGGCCTTTACCAGAGTTGTACGAATGAAAAAATACTATCTAAAGGTGCGATCGACACGCGAGGCGGAGTTCGAGGTGATGGCTGAAACCATGGAGGAGGCGCACTCAAAATTTCGTAACGGCTACGACAACGCGATCGTCAGGATGTGGTCAGAGCCAGAGCAACAAATTTTGGACGTTAGGATTTTACCGGAGGGCGACGATTAGAAAAATCCGCCGATCCCTCTCATCATCGTCGGCATTGCACGCATGAATTGGTTCGGCATCAAGGTGCCAATACCCCGTTGCAAAAATCCCATAAAATTTGTGTTTGGAGATGGTGAGGGACGGTCTGCCTCACTACGGGCCACTCTGCCCTCACCAGCCTTGCCTTGGGACTGGAAAAAATCTTTCATGGCNGNACTAGCAGCTCGTTGCTGATCCATCGGTGACATCGTTGGCATCCCGCCACCAAGACTGCCATACATGCCCATGCCTTGGGGAGACCCCATGAACTGTTGAGGGCCGCCACCAAACATGCCGGGCATCATGCCGCCCATTTGCGGACGGCCGCCACCAAACATGCCCGGCATCATCGGAGCGGGGGCACCGAACATGCCTTGGGGGGATCCCATGAATTGTTGAGGGGCACCACCGCCAAAGAAACCACCGCCCATCGGCTGAGGTTGCGACATGCCGCCGCCAAAGAAACCACCGCCCATCGGCTGATTGTAAAGATTCATCCTAGAACCTGTGGGTGCGCCAAACATAGTCGAGCCTCTTTTATNAAGCGGTGTCGATAGAGATTTTGCGTCCTTTGGGTTGGCAGGTCAACAGGACAGGAAAGCCAAAAGGGTTGACTCTTGGCTTTCTGTCNGGGCCGCCTACGCGACCTCATCGCTCAGAATGTATGCCTTGGTGGGCCGCTTNTAGAAGCCGAACTTGTCATCGTCAGCGGATGGNTCGACTGCCGCAAAAAACATCACACGAAATCCCCGCTTCGCGTATATGTCTTTAGGAATGCTGCCCCAGACCTTGAATCCGCGGTCATCCTTGACAAGCATTTTCCAAGTGGAGCCGTAATAGCCCTCTTGCAGCTTGGTCGCAAGAATTTCNCCCACAATCTCGATGCGCCCGGTAGGGCAAGGCTCAGCGGCATCTNNCTCAGCCTGNTCNGCNGCGCGTTGAGCAGCAGCGGCTGCAACCTTCGGAGCCTCNAGGTANGACTCGATAGCGTCAGCTACGTCCTTGCAACGCTCATCAATATAGACGTAGACCATCTGCTCGCCGTCGCGATCCTCGAATGGCTTACCAGTGTGAA